GCTTGTTCGTGTCTGCCTTGATCTTGGCGTTCAGCGCGTCGATGTCGACCACCGCCAGCGCCGCACCGCTGTAGGTCCAAGTCACCTTTCCCTGACCGTCGGCAAGGTGGTCGAAGTAGCCTGACGGGCGCGCGTCAAGGTGCAGCAGGTACCGCCCGTTCTGCTTCTTCGGGTTGTCGGTCGTCGGCAGCCGGTGGATCTTGCCGTCGGCGATCAACGACGCCGGGGCGATGATGCCGCGTGCCTCCAGTGCTGCCCTGAACTCGGCTTCTACCTTTTGAAAGTCGTTCACTTTGCCCTCCTGGCGTTCTTCGCGTCAGCCGTTGCCGCGATCACCGCCCCGCTGTCAACGGGGCAGTCGAACAGCGCCGCGATCGTCGCATCCTGCAGCGACAGATCCCAATCGCCCGGTTCGCCGCGCACCGTCAGCGCCTCGTCAAGTGACAGGAAGTCGGTCATAATGCCACGGCGCAGCGTTGGTTCGCCCTGCACTGACTTGTGTTCGTGCAGTAGCAGGTCGTACGCGTGCGCGATCGCCTTCGCGACCGGTTCGGGTCGGCACTTGATGTTCTTGTAGCGGCCTGAACGACGTGCCAGCAGGTCAAGCTGCGCCTTCGTCGCGGGCAGCTGGCGCCACGAACTTGCCGCAGTGCCGAACGCGTTGCCGATCTTGCCACGCGCCCGCAGCCAACTGACGCACTCGCTGATGTAGGATGTCGACACCGCGTGCGCCACGGCGATACGCTGCACTGACGTGCGCGCCTTTGATTCGCGCGGCACCCTGTAAACCTTGCCGGTCAACGGATCGAGCAGGTCGATCATGTCAGGCGCCTGCACCTCTTCTTCGACCTCTTCGACCTCTTCGATCAGCGCCCCCGCCAACTGCGACGGGTGGCTGATGCCGTGCAGCACGAACAACCCGCAGGGGTCGAACAGGTCGGCGTGCGACTTGCCTGGCGACGACCGCAAGAAGCGCCCGACCTCCTGCACGAACCCCACACGACCACGCGGACGGCGAAGACAGCCCCATCGCAGCCACGGCAGGTCGACACCTTCGACAAGGATCTGAACATGCACAAGGCAGTCGATGACGCCCTGCTGCAGCGCCTCAAGTCGCGCGGCGCGAATCGACGCCGACTGGTTCGAATGAAGCGTCAACGCACGAACACCGGCGTCTTCTAGCCGCTTGGCGAAGGCCTCGGCGTCGACCACGTGCCGAGCGCTGACGACACCGGGGCCACGCTGCTGCTGCACCCACAGCACCGACGCCCGATCGATGATCTCCTGCTGCGCCGCGATCACCTTGTCGCGCTTCGGGTCGCCTGGCTTCAGCTGGTCGAAGTACGACGCCAGTTCGTTGACGCGCTTTGCGTCGAACGGCCCAAGCCCTGACGCCACCCACGGCACTAGCACCCCGTCGGCAAGCGCGTCGTCGATGCTGTACCTGTCGAGTTCGTGCAGCCACAACGTCAGCCCCTTCGACGGATCGGGGTTCGACTTGTAGGGTGTCGCCGACCACCCGATGCGCCGCACGTCAGGAATCGACGCTGCAGGCTGCAGGATCTGCGGGTTGTCGGTCTTGTGGCACTCGTCGGCACACCACGTCACCACCCGGCGCCCTGCCTTCGCCAGTGCCGCAAGGCAGGCGCCGAACGACGGGTGACAGGTGACGACCACCCGCTGCGACACATCTTTGCCGCTGGTGTAGAAGACGCCCACCGCTTCGCCCAGGCGGTCGGTCAGCGTCGCTGACAACTGCTCGACAAGGGTGATGCTCGGCGTCGTCACAAGCACCACGTCGGCAGGGCCGGTCAGCAGCTGCAGCTGGTCGGCGACAACCTCGGCAAGCAGGATCGACTTGCCCGACCCCGTCGCTGCCGCGAACACGCCCGCCGACAGCGACCCGGCGTCACGCGCGGCAACGTAGGCGGCGAAGGCTTCGACTTGGCACCGACGCGGCACCCGACCCGACCAGTTCGACACACTCGGCGAACTCACGACGAACCCCGCATCGTGTCGGTCGCTGCCTTCGCGGTCACAAGGTCAGCCGCAAGGGCCACGATCCCGCGCTCGACTGCCAGCGCCATCGCTGACGACAAGCTGCGACCGGTCAGTGCCGAGTAGGCGACAAGCGCTTCGTCGACGTGGGGGGGCAAAGTGGTGTCGCGACGGCGCGCACCCGCACTACTGCTAGACATGTTCGATCCTGTTGTTCGGGGAAGTGCGACGAAGGTGCCGCACTCGCACCGTAGCAGCACCGCGCACGCGCCGCAAGCGGAATCATCGCCAGCGGTAACAGGAGTAACAGGCAGCCTGTTACCGCTAAGTTCGCCAAACGAAAGGCAAAAAGAGGCAAAGTAACAGGTAACAGGTAAAAACTAGGGTCTATACGCGCGAGCATTCGATCGATCGAAAAACTTCGACGGTCAGATCGATCGATCACTGACCTTCTCTAAACACATAGGGGTTCGTTTTTGCCTGTTACCTGTTACTTTGACCGCATTCGCGTTGCATTTCAACAGGTTGGCGGTAACAGCCCCCCTGTTACTCCTGTTACTGCTACAGCGCGCAGGGGTGACTGCACGGGGTGCCATAGTGGGGGCGACCGTGCAGTGAAGGCTACGCCCCCCGCAAGCCCGCTGTGAAGTCGAAGGTGAAGGGATCGACATGCTTGCGCCCCGCTGGCATACCGCCACGCCCCGCTTGACGCAACGGCGATGCAAGGGCTAGGTGGGGGTCGAACCGGGCTGTGAAGTCACGCGCGTGATAGGGTCGGCGATGTTCACGAAAGACCAGAAGATCGAGATGCAGCGACGGGCGTGGGAGATGCGCCTGCGCGGCGTGCAGCAGGTCGACATCGCCACCGAACTGCAGGTGTCGCAGGGCTTCGTCAGCGGCCTGCTGAAGAAGGCGCGCGAAGAGATGATCGAACAGAACCGGCTCGACGCTGGCACGGCGACGGGCGAGCAGGTCGGGCGGCTCGACAAGATGATCGTTGCGCTGACGCCTGCTGCCGAAGCTGGCGACGTCAAGGCGGTGCAGGCGCTGCTGGCGGTCGAAGACAGGCGGGCGAAGCTGCTCGGGCTTGACGCTGCGACCCGCAAGGCGGTCGACCTGACGACAGGCGGTGCGCCCCTGGCGTACACGGTGCAGATCCCGGTGGTGCAGCGAATCGAGGGCGTTACGGCGCCGCCAGTGCCTGACGACGGCGCGGACGAAGAGCAGCCGCTGTGACGGTAGCGGCGCACGCCGTGCCGTTCGTGCTGCCTGCCCTGTACGCGAAGCAGCGGGCGGCGGTCTGCGACCCGCGACGGGTGGTGTGTATCGAATCGACGACGAAGGCAGGCAAGACGCTAGGCTGTCTGGTCTGGCAGATCGGTCAGATGATGTCAGGGCCGCCCGACGCCGAGCACTGGTGGGTGGCGCCGGTCTACGAACAGTCGATGATGGCCTACCGCCTGGCGTGGTCGCTGCTGCGCGGTCAGCCGGGCTTTCGGCAGGTGCTGTCAGAGCGGGCGATCGTCGGGCCGGGCGAGCGGCGCTGGTCGTTCAGGTCGGCAGACAAGCCCGACAATCTGTACGGCTCGGCGGTCAGCAGCGCGGTGCTAGACGAGGCCAGTCGCATGAAAGACGACGCCGTCGATGCGGTCTACTCGACGACGACGCGCACGCGGGGGCCGCTGCGGCTGATCGGCAACGTGCGGGGTCGGGCGAACCGACACTACCAGTGGTCGCGCCGTGGCGAATCGGGTGAGGCGGGGTTCGGCTACCACCGCATCACGGCTGACGACGCGGTCGCTGCGGGTGTCTTCGACGTGGCGGACGTTGACATGGCACGGCGGTCGCTGCCCGACGCGATCTTCCGCGAGCTCTACTACTGCGAACCGGCTGACGACGGGGCGAACCCCTTCGGCATCGACGCGATCCGCTCGGCGTGCGAGTTGTGCAACGGCAAGGCGACAGGCGGGCAGGTGGCGGTGTGGGGGCTAGACATCGCCCGCAAGCGCGACTTCGCGGTGCTGATCGGGCTAGACCACGCGCGGCACGTCGCAGCGCTGCACCGCTGGCACGGGCTATCGTACGGGGCGCTTGTCGACGCGGTGGTCGCAGCTGTCGGTCGCCAGTCGAAGTCGTGCGTCTTCTACGACGCGACGGGTGTCGGCGACGCGGTGGGCGATCAGCTGGTCGCGGCGAAGGTCTGGTGTGAACCCTTCATCTTCAGCAGCGCGAGCAAGCAGGGGTTGATGGAGGGGCTTGCCCTGGCACTGCAGCAGGGGCGCACGACGGTGCTTGACGGGCCGCACCGTGCCGAACTGGAGGCGTTCGAATACGACGTCAAGGCGAACCGGGTCGTGTATGGGGCGCCGTCAGGGTCGCACGACGACACGGTGTGCGCGCACGCGCTGGCGTGGTATGGCGCCGAGCGGATGGGAATCAGTCAAGCAGTTCGCCGGTTGCCGCTAGGGGCGCCGTCGACTTCACGCAGGGATCGAACATGGTAAGACCGATCGTCGACAGCCGGGGCAACGTCATCAGCGGGCAGCAGGTGGCGGAGCGCACGAACATCATCGGCGCGCGAAACTTCAGGGGAGGCCTGCCCGACGCTGACGCCAACCTGTCGTTCGTGCCTATGGATCGGCGCGGCGTCGCAGGCCTGCAGGGCAAGTTTCAAGAGATGATGCAGACGCACGTCGGCATCGCGGCGGCGGTGTATTGGGCGATCACGGAGGGGGCCGCGCTGCCGAAGGAGGTGGTCTGGCCGCACCGCGACAAGCCCGACGCTGACGCCGAGGCGTTCATGCGGCTGTGCGAATCGGCTGTCATCGACGACGCGGTGGTCTACGACGGGATGATCGAGGGGCAGGCGGCGCTGTGGGCGTACCCTCTGCTCGACGCCTTCATGGGGTTCGGCTTGATGCTGCCGCGCATGATCGGCGACGGTGCTGTCGAGTGGTACCCGGTGG